CAATCAGCAGGCCATATGACAGTATAACCCTTCTTCGCTGGAATGTAAAGGTCTTGATGATACCATTCAGTACCACCATCAGGGACATCGTTAAGGTATGTCATAAAGACTAGGTGTCTATAGGCAGTACCTGGTAGAGCATTCAACCTCTCGGTATGCCACTCCTTAAACCCACCACCTTTAGGATACCATTGCATACTCAAAGGTTCTACTATCTGAAACCTAGATGTATTACAGAAAGGAAACTCCTTTATATAATCAAATAATACATGCTGTAATGCCTCCATATACTCCTGTACATGTGGCATTGCTATCTGATGTGGCAATATCATATCTAAAGACTCTTTATAGTCTTTATCAACCATGACATCACCCTGTGCATACACCTGTCCTTCTTGGACACGTAGAAACTTCTGATTGTCCCAGAATTCTATGAGTCCATCGCATATCTTATCATCTATATGTCTACCCCAGATAAAGTCTGTCCTTTTAGTGGCGACTTGATCCTTATAAATTGTAATCTCTTCAGGTAAACTCATAAGGCATTAAAACTAATAACTATTCTCTCGTGTATTGTATTATACTCATCATCCTTACCATGACGTAACCAACTTGGAAACAATAGTAAGGTACCATTCTCAACAGGTAACCATTGATGCTCCATATTATATGGAGAAACATTTTCCTTAGCAGAAAAATATATGTATGGGTTAGGGTTATGAAAGTGTAACTTAGAGCCATCCTCTACATTTATATAGAGAGCACCTGAGACTAAAGAATTTGGATGACAGTGCTCCTTAAGTATGCTGCCTTGATTCTGAATGTTAGACCAGACATAAGTTATCTTACTAGGAACGTTACCTACCTTTATATTATACTCATCTAACATCCCCTGTAAACGTAGTTTTATATCATCACTAAGAATAGGGTAGGTCTCATGGGGATTATGAGTACTATAACCGTCACCTTTAATAGACTGGTGATGGTTATGTTTTAAATTTCTAACCTTCTTCTCTAAGTAAAACCTTTCTAAGTCTGTAATAGCATTAGGTATAGTCTCTACAGGTGTAGGAAATAGTGCAAGAGTTGTCATCGCACTACCCTAATAGGATCACCATCCCACAACTTATACTTAACGTTATCTACATGTCCTCTAATATTAAATGATACTATAGTCCTTCTTACATCTGATCTATTCTGTGGTGCTTCATGCATTATAGTTGCAGGGAAGATTACCATGTCACCTTCCTCTATAGGTGCTTGAAAGGTCTCTAAGTTACCATTCCAAGGGTTCTTAAATGGTGAGTAGAACATAGTAGAGTCATGTTTCTCTGGATCAAACTCCACATACATTACACAGGACCACCCACTGTGTCCATGAGTGTGCACCTGATGTTGTACCCCTTTGTAATACTTTTGGTACCACATGTCAGTAAACTCTACCCTCCTCTCACTAGAGAAGTCAGCTAGGTATGGTTTGATGACACTGATTACTGTCTCAGCATAGTCAGGTAACTCTGTAGATTCTGGTGACGCATTGACAAAGAAGTCTGTGTACAGACCATTGTCCTGTGGATCAGCATGCTCTGGTGTCTCAGGTGGCAGTGCATCTAATATTTTCTTTTTATTCAAGTCCCAATTCGCTATCTGATAGTGAATCACAGGGACTGAGAACATGCTATGGACTGCCATAATTCTTTATGAAATACTCTGCATCAACTACAACAAGAGCCTTCTTCCTATTCTTTTTCATGAATAGGATAGGCTCATAATCTCCTGAGTTAGCACATGCCTGATCGTATGCATCATACACGTTTAACTTCTCTTGATTCTTACATTCTATACTAAAAGGAAACTTTTGTCTAGCATCACGAGCCATAATCAAGTCTTCTCCACCCGCCCCCATCGATCTGCTCTCGATATCCTCTGGATGAATATTCCTGCTCTCTATCAGTTGGTCTCGCACCCACTGCTGAAATAATCTGCCTTTCGCCTTCGCTGATTGGGGTCTCATAATCATCTATTACTTTAGGTACTATAGCATACTCCATTAGTTGAATGCGTCTGGTTAATGTCTCAACTGTATCGTCAGGAAGAATAGGTACCTCTGCCTGTTTGATAATTGCTCCACCATCTAACTCTTCATTCACATAATGAACTGTGCATCCAGTCACCGTGTCATTACTATCTAGGGCTTGTTCAACTGCATGTAATCCCTTATACTTTGGTAATAGTGATGGGTGTACATTAATAATGGGGCAGTGGAAATCTAAAGGTCTCTTTAGTATTCTCATGTACCCCGCTAGGACAATCAGATCTACATTCCATGCTCGGAACATCTTGATCATCTCGTCTTCATGTGTATGCTTTACTCTTACGTGAGGAATCCCCCACTTCTCTGCCTTACGTGCTGCTCCGCACTCTTTCTTATCATGTATCATAAGCACTACCTCGTGCTTATTACATGTCATTACTATGTTTTCAAAATTTGTGCCCTTGCCTGAGCACATAACACCAATACGCTTACGCTTCGTCGAAGTCGTCGTCTTCGTCATAGGTTTCAATCACAGATAGTTTGGCTTCAAGAATTTGTAGCTTTCTTTTTAGCTTTTCATTTTCAGTTTGTAGTGTCTTAATTTCTTGTTCGTAAACAATAATCATGTCTTCGAGTCGTAGGTTACGTTGCTCTATTTCCCAATCCATTGTTGGGATCCTGTAGGTAGACTTAAGTACTTAGTCATTTAAGTATCTCTTAATCATGTTTGTGATCTAGTTTTCCTGATAGTTTATAGGCATCTTTGTTACCACCATGACCATGTGCTATACCTAACTCATGCATTTTAGAATGCTCATCTATCTCATCTCTGAGTCCTTTCTTACCTGCACCAAAGGTCATGTAGATACCATACCCTAGTAGTCCTAAGACAATAACACCAATAAAAATTGGAATAGCAAGACCTGGTTCAACTAATGGTTGCTTCTCCCATGTACCTGATAAGGTATAAACTGATGGGTTTGATAGAAAAATCATATCGTTTTGTAAATTGGTTCTTCTTCGTTAATCCTATGCTGAAACTTAGCGTAGTCAAAGTAGGATGTGTAATCCATCTTACCTTCTCTCTCGTCTAGCACTTCATTGATAAGGATCTTTAACTCCTTAGCATACTCAGGGGTAAACAACCTCCGAGGCACAATCATCATAGGCTTATGTTTCTGTGGTGTCAAGCTCGATTTATAATTTGGGTCCACAGGCCCTGACATGCCTTGTGTATCAATTTTACTCATAAAAAATGGGGACTTACGTCCCCACTATTTAGTTATGCTGTTACTAACTTCTTAGTAACTTTGAGTCCACGATACATTAGATCGTGTCTGTTACGCTTTGATGCTTCATCAAGCACCTTTGCGTTGTACTCTTCAGAGTCATACTCGACTCCACGATAAGTGACTTTTGTCATTTGCTTTCTCCTGAAAGTAGGGTGTATAAGACCCCGTTCCTTCAGTCGGCATTTGCGTCCCAAGTGCAATCTAAATCTAGTGCTTCCGTGAAATGTATCTGATACATCTCCACTACCTCTTGCTTATGAAGAGAACTAATAGTCCTATTCATATTGACCCGATCTATCATCTCTGATACATCAGTGCAAGTCATTACAGCAGTAGCAATTAGAAATTCCATTAGGATGAACGATTCCGTTCCGTGTCGGCTTACTTGCGTCCCTTTTGGGATGAACGTATAGGTATGTTAGCATACCCTTACTATTTATCAAGTTTTTTTGTCATTCTTGATACATTTCTTAATCTGACCATTCTTCATGGTATCCAACCGCTTCTGCCCTATCAAATTGTGGGGTTTCCTCAGCAACTCCCTCTTCAGGGAACGCAGGAAAGATAAGTGGTCCTTGATACCAACTTTCTGGTCTCTCAGCGAGCCAATCGCTCTCTCCTGAGATGTTCTTCTTCTCATGCACTTTTCCAGTCCATCTATCCCTAACCTTTCGCCAGAGGTTAGAGCTTAAATCCACTAAAGGTATTAGATTCGACATCTTGTTTAATCCCTCCCACTATGTAAGATTCAATCTCAGTTTCCTGCGGAGCATTCTGCTGACCTTTACTATTTAGCCAGTGTTCTGTCCAAGGTAACGGATTATTCTTGGCGGGTACATCGTAGATAGGATTAATACCTATTGCTTTCATTCTTCTATTAGCAACCCACTCAACATACTGTGACAGTAATCGATCATTCAATCCAATCATACTTCCTTCAGAGAATAGGTAGTTAGCCCAGTCCTTCTCTTCTTCAACTGCATCTCTAAACATTTGAATAACATTATCCTTCTCCTCTTCATGGATCTCTGCCATGACAGGATCATCTCCCTTACGCCACTTGTATATTATTTTTTGAGTAAGTGCAAGATGTTGAGACTCATCTCTTGCAATAAGGGATATGATTTTAGCACTTCCTTCCATGAGCTTAAGCTCACCGAAAGCAAAAGAGCAAGCGAAAGACACGTAAAAACGAATGCCTTCGAGGATGTTAACATTTAAAATTGCTCGGTATAATGATCTCTTTAGATCTTTTATTGTCCACTTATGACTTGGTGATGACCTGGCATCCTTAGCCCATAGGTTACCACTAGCATACTGTCCAGCGTATTCTATGAAGTCATTGTATGCTTTGGTCACGGACTCTGCACGTGCCATAATCTTATCATCTTCTAGTACTGCATCGAATACTTCAGATGGATTTGCATACACATTCTTTATGATGTGAGTGTAGGAGCGTGAGTGTATTTGCTCCATGAATTCCCAGACACCCATACACCCTTCCAACTCTGGAAGACTACAGTAAGGTGAAAATGCCATGCCAGGACCACGTCCTTGCACAGAGTCTAGGAGTATTTGATACTTCAGATTTGAAGTATAGATATGTTTCTGTTGATCAGATAGAGTTTTGTAATCAGCTCTATCTTTCTGGAGTGATACCTCTTCAGGTCTCCAGAAGTAACCCAGTTGTGTCTGAGTTAACTTGTCGAAGTCAGGGTACTTGTATTCATCATACCTCTGCATACCCAATGGTCTTCCAAAGAACATTGGTTGCTTAGTAGTGTCTACTTTCTCAGTATTGAATACGCTAAGACCCATTCTCTATGCCCTCTTGTTTTTTATAAAAATCAGCTAGACTTGATTGACAATTAGGTGGCTCAGGATCTTTATAACCCTTAATCTTTTTCCACTTCTGATGAAGTGCACCCATCATCCATGACTGAGACAGACTTCTAGGTCCATGCTCAAGGAGATCTAGATTATACCTACTAGTGGTATAAGCTTTCATCTCTTCTCTCCAATTGGAATCATCATAGGCTTTTTCAGTCATTAATTACCTCGGATAGTGTTCCATAAAATTTTCCATAATGATTTGCCAGCATCACCTTGTATCTCGTCAAACATATACATGTTAAGACGGAAGGCATAGTTTGCTTCAGTAATTAAAGCATTCTTCTGCTGCTCATCAAAGTTAAGACCATCTAGCACTGCTCTATACTCAGTCTTCCATGCCTTAGAGTCCTCAATACGAGGGAAGTCATAGAAGTGCAGACCTTCACCCACAGGTGGGTTGAGTGCCTTCTGAGCAATACCTTTTAGTATCTGTCCACCAGACAGGTCACCAATGTAACGTGTATAGTGGTGTGCTATTAGTAAGTATGGATCTTTTTCTGCAACCTCATTGATCCTATAACAGTACGTGTTACAGGCTTCAGAAGGTTGTGCCTTATCCCTCCACATAGGACCATAGAAGTATCTAAGATCCCTGCTAAGGAAGGATGTCCTAAAGAGTATAGCATTCCATCGATGCAGGTTCTTCACAAAGGGGTCAGTTGATGAACTGACACACTCCTCCATCGTTTGATACACATAATAAAAATTACTAAGCAACTTAGCATACTCCTCTGGATCTAACACCCCCTTAAGGAATGAAGATACAAATTTAGTATTCTCTGCTGCGTTATGGGATTTCTTAGTGCCCTCTTTCAATTCTTTACTAAACATTACAAGCCTCACATTCTTCTTCGTCTGCATTCATCAACTCATCTATTAGAGAATTAATATCATTTGGACCATTGGGGTACTCATGCCATCCTATTGGATGTGCTGGCTCATCAACATCCTTCTTAGCATCATATGTATTCTGATAGTAAGAGGTCTTCCATCCCATCTTGTAGGTAGTTAGAAGATCGTTTGCCATCACACTGGATGGTACCTCATTGTTAGGGTAATGCTCTGGATTATATGCCCAGTTACCACTGATTGCTTGGTCAAAGAACTTCTGCATCACTGCTACCACATTAATGTATCCAGTATTGTCTTCCATATCCCAGAGTAACGTGTAGTTATTCTTTAAGGTAGTAAAGGATGGAACAATCTGCTTAAGTGGTCCTTTCTTTGATTTTTTAATGGACAAGTAGTCTCTAGGTGGCTCGATTCCATTGGTTGCATTTGACACAACGGAGCTGCTCTCCGATGGCATCTGTGCGGACAATGTTGAGTGCCGTAAACCGTTGGTGGTGATAGATGACCTAAGACTATCCCAATCATACTTTAACTCGTTAGTAACAATAGAATCTACGTCCTTCTTATATGTATCAATTGGTAGTATCCCATCGTGATACTTTGTCCTTTCAAATGCATCACATGGACCACGCTCAATCGCTAGTTGATTAGATGCCTTCAGTAGATAGTATTGGAATGCTTCAGTCAACTCATGTACCATTTGCCATGCAGCAGGATCACCATACTTAACATTATTCTTAGCAAAATAATGTGCTAAACCAATGAAACCTATTCCTAATGATCTACGTGCCCTTGTAGACCTCTCTGCTGCTGCCACAGGGTATCTTTGATAGTCTATTAACTCCTCTAATGCACGGACAGAGAGGTCACACAACTCTTCCATGTCTTCTAACTTATTAATCTTACCTACATTAATAGCAGACAAGATACACAATGCTATCTCAGCATCCTCATCATCTATATGATTGATAGGATCTGTAGGTAGAGTGATCTCTTGACAGAGGTTACTCATGTATACATGATCCTTAAAGGATGAGTGCTCATTGCAATGGTCTATATTCATAATGTATATACGACCTGTCTCTGCTCTCTCCTTAAGGAGATCTAGAATGAGTTCCTGTGCATTAACAGTTGATCTCGGAATATCTTCCTGCCCCTCGTATTTTCTGTAGAGGTCATCGAAGTCCCTACTACCAAAGCTATCATAGAGGCCAGGCACATCGTGAGGACTGAAAAGAGAAATGCTTTCCGAACGTATGAATCTTTCATAAAATAATTTAGATATCTGTATGCTGTAGTCTAACTTTCTTACTCTGTTGTCTTCTGTCCCTTTGTTGTTCTTGAGTACAAGGATGTCTTGAATTTCTTGATG